CCACCAAAAGCTGTACCTATACCTCTACCTATACCACCACCAATGTTACTACCTGCATCTCTATCAGCTTTGTCTCCATATGCAAAATTTCCTGCTTGACCTAATACTCTATCCCAAGGAATATTACCACCGCCTTGAAATTTCTTCACTTGATTTATGTTTGTTAATGGAGTGAATCCAGGATTATCAAACATAGTCATAGTCTTACCATGTTTAGCAAGTACATTTGTACCAACTCCATAGATAGGAAAGAACTCTTCTCCTGTATTTTGAATATCTTCAGGACGTACGTATTCTCTTTCTACTTTTTCTGGTTTAGTCATAGCAGCCATTCTTGCAATCTTAGTGACTTCTACCATTTGTTCTAAGTCTTTTAAAGCATCTTTCTGACCCTTTATCTTACTAATACCCATCATTACATCTTTCGCAACAGGAGTATTAAGGACTTGACCTAGTCCATCTGATTGCATAAAGTCTCCTACTTTAGACATGAAGTTTGAAGGAGTTCCGTCTTCATTATAACTTGCTGTGCTGAATGATTTTCCAAAAACACCAGAGCCATCAGGGTTACCATATTGAGGTTGTTCTGGTATTTCAAATCCAAGATCTGGATACTCAATATTACCCTCAAATTGTGCTTTAGGTACTTCATGTCCCCAACCTTTTTTCTTAAGTGCTAAGTGCTCTTTGTAAGTCATAGCTTTCTTAGTCTTCTTAGTCTTAGGATCATACATCAGATGTGGTTTAAACTTACCACCTTTTTTACCTGTCAGCATTTCTAACTCTCCAACTTCTACAGATCCTGTTTGACCACCACCTCCACCGAACAGACCACCAACTCCTTCTATCACACTTCCAAGATCTTTGAGGTTCCCCAATAAACCACCATCATTATCTTTTTTATTCATGTTAGCATACATAGCATCTATTTTTGCTTTATATTCATAGTCTTCTTTCTCATCTTCAGTAGTCATAGAATCAACGCCCAGCTCATAGGCTCTATCTTTAAACTGATCAAATTGAGAAAGGACATCTTTGTTAACATCCTTTAGAAGTTCTGTACCATCAATTACTTTACGGTTATTAGTTGGTGCTACATCAGTATATTCTATGACATCACCTACTGCAGCTTTCTTAAGCTTAGCCAGTTCTTTTCCGTGTTTTTTCATAAAAGCTTCTTCTGTAGGAAACTTTTTGTAGAATTCTTTTTCAGACTTAACGCCTGCTATTTTTAATATTTGAGCTTTCATATTATTAGTATTTGTCTAACCAGCCGCCTGGTTGTGGGGTATTATAGTTTGTAAAGTTAGTTAATTGATCTAAGGTGACCAAAGATCTTCCCTGTTTTGCTGTCATTGTTTGTTGTTTATTGTCCTGATTTACAGCTGCTATACTGTTCATCATTTCAATAAGAGCTTCATCTGATTCCACGCTACGTTCTAAATCTTGGAAACGTGCATTGTTTTTTATCCTGAAATTCTTTCTTGCTTTATCAAGATCTTCTTGAGTAAATGTATCTTTTCTTGCATCATATATACCTTGATCATTTAATAGATAACGGAACTCTTGCATTCTACCTAACACTTCTGTTGGGTTTGTATAGTAATATTCTTGTTTAGGTAAACCCAGTGAATTATCTTTTGTACTACGGAACATAAGATCTTTTGTAGACTGTGGTATTCTACCACCTCCTTCATCAGCTGCATGAGCAAACTCATGTATAGGTGTGGTGTTATAACTCCATAGAGGATTCTCTGGTGTAAGTGCAGAGTACTCAGGTCTAAACTGAATATTTTTATTACCGAAGCGATTGTAAACTCCTTGTATGTCTTGATTGCTTGTGGAGTAATCACTTGATTCAGGTAAGAAACTTACACTTGTTTTCATTACATTGTTTAATCTAGTCTTCGCTTCTTCTGCTATCTCATTATCTGTGTAATCAGGAAACTCTTTCTTTAATCTATCTTGATACTTTTGAGAGTTCATATAACTCTTTAAGAATTGATATTGGTTTACTCCTTCTTTATTTAAACCACCTCCCTCTTGTGCATAGGCCATGTTAGAAGGACCAGAAGATTGACTGTTGTCTGATATAGTATTTAAGAGCATATTTATTTCATCATCTGAATAAAGTTTCTTTAGATCTTGATACTGCTCGTTTATCTTCATAGTCTCTTGCATCTCAGGAGTCACCTCTGAATCAAAGATACTAGGCAATCCTTTTGCTTTTCCTCCTAGTTGCGGTTCTGTTTCATAAAAATATCTTATAGCATTTAATCTTGCTCTAACTTCTGTAGGATCTCCTATATATTTTAACTCACTAACATCACCTTTACTTAGTTCATTAGTATTCTTTTTATTTCTAATGTTAGTTTTATTAAGACTGTTAATTAGTTTAACATCTGATAGAGGTATGTTTAATTTTGCAAAGTTATTATACTTACCACCGTAATCTTGAGAATGTGATAATTCATGTAACAATACATCATCTGGTCCTTTACCTATAAATTTATCTCCTCCATCATAGTTACTATAATCCATTTGAATACGATGTGGTCCTCTATTGTATCTACCTAAGAAACTATCACTACCATCAGCTTTCTCAATTTTAACATCATCAAGAAAAATATTTCTCTTAAAAGTTCTATCATCTATGAGTTTTTGATTTCCCTTAAAACTATTACTTAATAACTCTTGACCTCTATTAGACATGTTCCAGTTCTTTAGAAACTCTATCTGTTTTGATGCATCAATTGTTTCTCCCTCTTGAGCCATAGGATACTCTGTAACAGAGTTACCATCAAACTTGTAATCTTTACCTGGTTGCATCATTTTCTTATCACCAGTGTCAGATATTCCTAGCACAGGAAAGTCTACTCCTTTCATTGTTATATTGGGGGAGTTTATTTTAGTTATCTTTCCTGGGTTGGTTAACTGTCCCATATCGTCTTCTATCACCTCATATTTATCTAGCCATCCACCATCTTTCATTGGCTCACAACTACCCTTACTAAAAGGTGTCTTACCAGGAACTGTTTTATATCCTGGCCAACATCTACCACCTTTTTTAAAACTTTTATATCCCCCTTCTATACCTTTCTCTTGGGCTGTTTCTCTACTATGTAAAAAAGATTCTCTATTACCTGGAGCTTCTACATTCTTATGTCCTTGTAACCATAGATCTATTAGATCTAGTTTACCTGTTGCATAATCAGCTAATGTTGCATCTGACTCAATTAGATTCGATAAGAACAAAGTATACTGATCTTGCTCTGATAATAGGTCTGCTGACTTAGCATTTAAAATTGTAGGATTAAGTTCTAAGTTCAAAGCACCAGCAACATTTTTATATCTATTCTTTGCTGTCTTTAATGAAGGACCTTCAAACTGAAACATACCTCTACCAGGGCCTCCACCTATTTGTTTTTGCTTAGGGTTCATAGTATGTCCAGATTCATGGTAAGCTATTGTGTCTGCAACCGCTCCCCACATATCTCTGTCACCACCTCTGGTTTTCACTACATAGTCTAGTAAATTATCAAATCCTAAAACTTCTCCGTTCTGTGCTTTACCACCATTTCTCATTTGGGTATTTGTTGGTCCCTCCATACCTGGACCACCCTTAGGATCTATTCCTAACATTCCTGCTCCTATAACTGGTGGAACTGCTGCAGGTAATTTATTTAAGATAGTGGATAAATTCTTAAAGTTATTAGCAGTAGGAGACATAAAATCAAATATTCTAGTATTACTAAGGAACTTATTTGTAGTTACATTAAACGCTCCTCTAGGATTAGTCTGGAAGAATATTTGTGCCTTTGCAATTATTTCAGGAGTTACTTGTTGATATCTAGTTTTTAATATACCAGCCTCCATCATTGCTTGTCTTAATTCTTGAACAAAAGCCATAGGCTCTTTTCCTTTACTACCTTTCATAAAATAGTCATAAGCATCTTGAGAATTTTTATTCCACATAGGACTATTTTTTTCAAGTGGTTGAATAAGACTTCTTATCCAATCATCTTGTGGCATTTTTCTTCCTTTTTGAAATCCGTGTCCTAATATTTCATGAGCATATATAGGCTTATTACCAACCCATGATCTTCCAATCATTATTTCTGGTATATTTATATCCTTACCTAATATAGGATGTTTTCCCTTTAGGAGATTAAACTTTTTATTGGGATTCCTCACCATTTCTATATACTGTTTTCTTATCCATGGGGGTAAGTCATCAACAGGAAGCATATCACCTTTTTGATACCATGCATTGTCATACATCTTCTTTCCTGGATCTTTATAGAAGAACTCTGAAACAGCATTCATCAATTTCTCATCTGTCATTTCATCCATATTTGCAGCTAACTGACCAGCTCTTTGATTCTTACTTGTTGCATTTAAAATTTCTCTAAGTCTAGCTTGAGCATTTATCTCAGCCTGTTGTCTAATCGATAGGAATACATCTGCTTTATCTCTGCTATATCCAATACTCTTTAGGTATTCTTCTTCCATCTCAACCAATCTTTTAAATCCTTCAGGACTAGAAAGATCTTTAAATACTTCTCTTTGATATTCTCTAAGTTTAGATGCTTCAGTAGATATGTTTAAAAGTTCATCTTTTATTATATTTCGTGCAACTACTGGATCAGAGTTACTTATTCTATTTGCGACTGTTTTAGCAGTTGGTGCATAATTAAAGTCTATAAGGTCTGTACTCTTTACATTAGGTTTGGCAGCTGTAATAGCATCTGTTGAAGCACCTAAAGGACTACTTATACCTGCAACAGGATTAAGTCCATAATTTAAAGCACCTCCGACTCCACTACCTTTTGGAGCAAACAAAGCACCTAGACCAAGATTCAATGTTGCCCAACCTGCTTCAGGTGCAGCAAGTTTTAACTTTTCATACATAGCCTCTCCTGTGGTTGTTTTACCCATATAATGATCAGCTTCAATTCGTCTCGCTTTTTTTGCTAATGCATCACTAGTAAATATATTACTTTCGATAGGTTGGAAATTATCATAAGGACTAAAGTAATTACCTATAGGAGCTACCACGGTGTTATATATATCTCCTATTGCTCTCAAAGGGTTAGCAAGAAAAGCTAGTGGATACTCATCACCAGTTAATCCTCTGTCTAATATTTTATTTACTCTTTCAGCATACTCTGCTCTTTCTCTTCTTTTAACCGGATCTAGTTCACCTTGTGAAATCATAGGTTGTCTTCTAGGAGCGTTCACTACAACCTCATCTAACTGTTGTAAACCTTCAGTAAAAGGAAACTTAGGAGACTCAAACCGTTGAATAGCAGGAATATTGACTCTTGTATTATCTTGCACTACTTCATTATATCCTTTTTGAGCTTTAGTTAATGAGTCTGCAAATGAAGGAGCTTTCATTTCTGATTGTGTATATAGAGGTGGTGGAGTATTAGAACGTGAATACATCATACCAGATGCACCAGGAAGACTTCCACCTTTTTTTAATCCTTTTAGTTTCATAGCGGCTTTTATCCCAACTTTCTTCATCATACCTGCATCTTTATAAAAGTCTTGTCCGTATATATAATTCTGTAATTCTTTTTTAGACATACCAGATTCCTTAAGATATCTCTGTACGTCTTTTCTACTAACGGACCCAAATAGATCAATATAGTCATCCACGTCCATCCTAGGAGTTATTTGTTTGTAAATATCAACAATCTCTTCAGCTGACTGTGAGCTAATATTGCTTAGTTTTTTAGGTAACTGTCTATAAACATAACTAGGCATACTCGCCTGGAGCACCACTCCCCCATCTTGATACTTGTCTAACCACCCACCGTTGATTTTTTTCATAGGTGTTGCACCTCCAGCTATAGCACCGAAGTATCTCTTCTGCTTATCAGTCAGAGATCTACCATGGACAGTTCCATCGTCTAACATTTTCTTTGCTTTACCTGGTGTTAATGCCATTATTTATATGATATTTGTGCTGGTGCTACAATAAACTGACTCACAATATGTGTAGTAGAGGAGTTGTCTAATATGTGTCTCACCTTTACGTTCTTAGCTCTTAGTTGTGACTTCTTAAATGATAAGTCACCATAGTTCATGTTGTCCTGATTCACCACCTTATCTATTGATTTGGATTCACAGGATGTTTTAAATAGAGGTACCTGGTCATCTTTTTGTAGTGCCCAGAAAGTATTATATTGATAGAAACTATCTGTCTTTGCAAAAGTAATAGTTTTACTATCAGTATTTAATATAGGGTATTGGAGATATTCACTTAAGTTATTCATAGGTTTAGGAACAAGCTCCAGTATACCTGTTGATTGCTGACCATTATATAGGACAGCTTTATTAAAGTATTTATCGTCTGTTTGTATTTTACTATTAGCATCAAATTCTCCTAATACGGATGGTATATATGTATACACCTTGCTATAGTCTTTTATGTTCTGTAGTATCTGATCATGATACTTATATGAAAAAGGATACTCAATTATATAAGGAGCAATATCTCCATAGTAATAATTATACAAAGTATCGTTTCTCAAATGAGTCCACAAACAACCTGTTCTTAGTGGTTTAAATACAGCATTCGAATATGTTTCATCGGGTATATCTTCAAGAGTAATAAATTTACTGTACTCACAATCTCCATGAGATTTAAGTTCTATTACTAATACACTTTGATCCACTGTATAAGAAACCCCGTGTGCCAATTTACTTAACGAAACAGAGGTGTCTATAACATTGCTCTGATCATCAAATATGTCAAATGGTCCTGTGTTAGGACTTGCAGCTAGTATTTTTATGTTTATAATCTTAGTCATATCTATATATCACATGCTCCTATTAATGATCCTTCTGCACCAACATTAACGTTTGTACAATATTGTTTTGTTTCTCCAGTAGCTACTGATAAACTCTGAGGTATTCCATTACAGTCATCATACCACACTACAATAGGTCCTGTTACTTCCCACTTATAACATGGGTATACGGATGTAGTAGTTGTAGTTGTAACAAATGAAGTGGTAGTTGTAGTAGTGGTTGTAGGTCCACCAGCTGGACTAGTACAAGAAGCTTGTTGAGTGATGTTACTTACTTCTCGAGTTTCCCAAACTGTAGGAAGTATAGGTAAACAACTACTAGATGCATCCTGTAGGAAAACTACATCAAATGGAGTTAATGGAGTTACTTGGAAATATGCATAGTCACATGTAGTTGAACCTGCAATTATTGTTGTATTACACTCACACTCGTAAATAGCTGAAACTGGTTTTGTGTGATCCCATTGTGCAGCAGTGATTGTTATATCTACTTCTGGAGTAGCTACTGCATTATCATAATCCCATTCAAAATAGTGGTGTTCTGCTGCTGCAGTGTTTTTTCCTATTGTTATTAGTTTACCTGCTGTAGTATATAGTAGATTTGTTGTCCATGTATAACCAGCTGGTAAAGCAAACTTAACTGTTACTGCTGCTGATGTAGTATCTATCTCCACTACAGAACCTAATGTTGTGTCTAGTGCTATTAATGTATTATCATCTTTAACTATTACTCCAGCTGTTGTATCAAATGCACCTGGTGTTACATCTGTATCTGCTACTGCACTCCAGTTAGTTGTGTTTATAGTCCATTTCTTAAATGCACTACCATCCCATACATATAATGTATTTGGACCTAAAGCTAACTTACCACCTGTATAACCTGGAATGTTTATTAACTCACCAAACTTAATAACATTTGCGTTATTCCATATATATGCCTCTGCATTATCATTGTTAATAATGAATCCACAACACTCGTTTATTCCTCCAGTGTACGTAGTAGTTGTTGTTGTAAGTGTATTACAGTTACAATCTATATCATCTCTTATTACACCATCTTCAACATATATAGCTCTAGTGTAATCATCAGCTTCTCTAGTATACCATCCATCAGCAACACGTGTACAGTCTGAACTGTCTCCCAAATATACCGAGCTTCCTATTAAACCATCTTGAGATATAACTGGAGTAGCTTGATACACGAAAGATATAGCTACCACTTCTGTATCTGAACCAGGTGGGACATTTTTTAACATAGATCCAATTGCACAAGCCTCTTGTGCACTATTTTTACCTACCACTGGACCTGCTGCTGTTTTAACTTGATATCCTTCAGTAAACGAATCAGTTAATAAACCACTAGGTCTAGCACATATAGTTGTAGTTGTAGGACTAGGAACAGTAATATATCCCACTCCATCTATTTCACATCCTAGTTCTTCTGATACCGCTATGTTAATAGAGCAGTCAGGTATATATGCAGTAGTTGTAGTAGTGGTAAATAAAGGATTAGAAGTAGTAGTTGTACTTGTTGTAATAAGAACAGGGGGTTGAAGTTCTCCTGCAATTACATCTAATAGGGGATCTTCCTCTCCAATTCTACTTCTATCTGGAGTGTCTAGTATAGCAGTAAACTCTGTACAGCAAGTATTTATACCTGAATAGTAGAAGTTGTTTTCTCCTATGTAAAAATTAGGTAGATAGGAGTGAAAAGATATCCACGTTTTTGTACTAAAGTCAAACGACATAGTCCAAGATTTACTACAGAAATATTCTTTGTCAAATAAAAATACTTCTTGTTCTATGAGTTCTTCGTCTATTACTGTTTCTACAAAGAACTTCTTACTTTCAGAGTTATATTTAACATTATCACTAAGTGGAATGTAATCTAATTTTGTAACAATAATTCTATCAAACTTACTATCATATACACCATGTAATCCTATACCCTTAAAGTGATTATCTATATATACATCTGGGAAGTATTCTAATATCTCAAATGGTAAATGATTTGTCATGAATCTATTAACACCAGATCCAAACTTAGTGAGATCTAGTAGCTTGCTACCAGCTAGTAAGAATATTTGTCCTCTTTTAGCATCTGCAGTAACTGATCCGTAAGGTAATTTGAGTAGGAACTTGTGTTGAGACCCTACATAACCTAGGTCTGTTTCTGCAAAATCTACAGGAGGAGCTCCATCAAATAATCTAGGATTACCAATGTAGGCTGCTTGTGGGTTACTAGTATCAATTGTTAATAGCTTGTTATATAGTAAAGCTTTGTTTTCAAAACGTGCTAACACAGCTCTATCCATCATACCATCTAAGGATGTAAGATTACCATAGTTCTGTGGGAAGTCATGGAAAGAAAGAGCTCTATATACAAGCCAGTTGTTTACTCTGTTATCTGCACTATCTCCCTGTGTATCTGAATAGATTGCTCTGAATGGGAAGTATGTAAAACATAAATCTTCTATCCAGTCTGGAGGTAGTTGAGTAAATACATTTTCTTTATTTTGTTTTGAGAATGTAACATTATAGTAGTATGTATTATCTTGAGCAATAGGTACATTTGTTTCCTGTAACCAATCATCAGGAATACCACTACTTACATGAGGCCAGAAGTCTCCTTCATTGGTATTAAAGGCTTGTCTTAGATCTGTATTATATACTGTCTCACAATAGAAATTAGGAATACCATACGCAAATAAATACATATACCCATCATAGAATGTTCTATAAGTTCCTGCTATAGGATTCTCATCTCCACCTCCTCCTTGGGGATATAAAGAAGGGTCTGTTGGACAATCAAAATTGTGTGCCTTAACAGATATAAGGTTGTACATGTTTTGATCATCACCTTCAGTTACTCTATAGTTGGACAATATAGATCTAGCTGAATGCCAGAATTTAGGATATGCAACATTTCCTATTTCATCAAAGAATATATCTGAGTCATCTGGTCCATTAACTCTGTTATCTATAAAGAATGGTAGTTTAGTTTTAAATGCAAATCTAGATATGAATACATCTCCACCAAATACTGTATCTGTTCCAGTGGCTGTAACAAGTTTCTGATAACCTGTGTCTATTCTTTGGAATGAATTAATCTGACCCCATTGATTAGGGATAATATTTTTCATAGAAGCATAGTAGGAAACCACTTGAATATCTTGTTCCAATCCTGGTTTATCACATGCTCCTGATTCTCCTATATTAAATCTTGAATACTCAACTAAGGTAGAAGGTTGATTTAAGTTTGGTCTAAGTTCAGGAGTATTTTGGGGTAGAGGAAGTGCCACAATATCATCACTAGTTTTAGTATCGATGAATACTGACGACTCTCTGTTCCAGTTATTTATTGGAGGTTGTCCATTATTGAAAGACTGCACTCCTGGTATCAAGTATCTTGCTAATTCTATTTCTCTTTGCTTTATTCCTCCACGTGAATTATTAGGAACAGGTAGATGATAATCATAGTTAGCTCTAGAATTAAACTGCATTCCATAGTTCTTTCTTGTAATACCATTTATATATATAGTAAGATATGACTGATATACTGTAAACATTATACCAGCATCGAAACCACTACCAGATCCCATTGCTGCTATATTCTCTGCACTATTTAAAGCATCTATTTGTGCTTCTTTAGATAGTAGTTTATATTTAGCATTATCTTTTACCTCTACAAACTTAGCTTTTCCTCCTCCAAACATTACGCTTTCTAACTTCAATACACTGCCTAAAAACGGCTGACCAAATGAAGTGTCAGGAGAATTGAATATTTGTTTATCTAAAATATCTTTTGCTTCTTCATAATCTGCCCCATCTAATGGTTTAATAGGTATATCTCTGTCACACTTTAAACAAGATCTCCTGCTGTATCTTGAATTAAAACCATCATATCCACCTTGACTACTTTCTGCAGGTGTAAATGTGTTATTTATTTCCCACACACCACCAGCGTTTATTGTATTATCTTCAGGCATAGGAAATGCAAGTTGTGGAGAAACACTATCATTTACAGCAAACTGAGGAAGTGGATTTGTAGGTTGTCCAAATGCAGCCTGAGGCCAAGGAATTAGATTGTCTGGATTCTCTGTTTTTATACATGTATCACAACCATATGAATTAAGACCTTCTACTGGTTCAGGACAATTGCTATTTGGATCAAAACTTTCAGATCTATATCTTCCTGTACCTGCAAATCCTTCATCTACAAAGTAAGTATTACTATCACAATCCACTCCCATTATGTTTTTCAATTCTACTTTAGGTTGTGAATTAATCCCTGTCCCATCAATGTCTGGGTCATACATATGTGCGTTACCTGATTGAGAAGGATCATACCCACCAGCACCATCATAGATGTGTGTATAAGTCTCAAACTCTGGATCAATAGGAGTAATAATTGTAGCTCTTCTAAACCCTGCTCCGATTCCTTCAGGAGCTTTTATAAATAAACCTTGAGGAATTGTGCCATCAAAATTTATATCGTTAAATGGATTTTCCCACTTTACTCGATAACCACTTCTAGGAAGACCATTTGAATCATGTCCACATGCCCAAACATCAAAGTCTCCTGGTCCTATTGTCATTCTTCCTTGAAGAGCAATAGGTCTTGTTAAAGAACATACTTCTATAATACAATTTTGTTTGATTTTAGCTTGGGTGGGTCTTCCGTTAATTATGCTTGTATATTGATACACACCTTCATCCTCCTCTACATCTATTGATATAGGAATAGGAAACAAATAATTTCCTGTTATACCGTATCTTTTATCAGGAAAATATACTAGGTAAGATTTAGAGTCTATATTCCATGCATTGTTATTTTCTTGTAAGAATGCGTCTTCTCCAGAAACTTGGTTGTATGGATAGTTAGGATAGAAATAGTCTTGATCGTCTCTAGTATACTTATTCATGTTTCTAAGTATACCTTTTGCTATTACTGATTTGTTAGTCCCACGATCTCCTCTTACTATCTTAAAAGCTACTATATCATCTTTTTGGTCTTGAGTAAGATTAGAATCTGTAATTAATTGTGTTATCTGATCATTATTAATCTTTACTCCTATAGGGAATATAGCATCAGAATCCTGCATAATAGGAACTATGTTATTTCCATCATAGGTAATAGTAGGATTCTCTACAATAGGACTTACATTAACATCTGGAAACTTATGGTGTCTGATAGGTGTGTCTGCAAGATCTCCCCATATATCTGTATTACAAGGATATTTCTCTGTGGATTCCCAATACGCAAAATTTCCATAGTACCATGGTCCTTTATAGTTTGGATCTTGTGTATCTTGTGTAGATTCACTAACCACTGTAGCATTATTATATATCTTCCAGTAAGGACTGTAACCTATATCTCCTACATAATACTCAGGTTCTCCAATAAAATCGTTGTTAGTATTAGGAACATCTGGTTGAGGATTAAGATTAGCAGGACCAGGTATATGAAATGAATCTGTCTGTTTTCCGTTTTTTAAAAGAAATACTATTTCAAATGCATACACTTCATCACGCATATATCCACGATAGTTGGTTGCATTTAATTCATTAGAATAATCCTCTCCCGGAGGAATCCTATGAGTCTCCCATTGTAGAGTAATATTATTAGCTATCTGTTGATAGTTTATTCTGTCTATCGAAGTTAAGTTACTCCAAATCAGAGTGTCTTGAGCTGATGTTAAATCTTGTGCTACATCATAGTATGGATATTTTTCAAAGATATCAGCAATAGATAACTGAATAGGACTTTGATCTGCTCCTGTGTATGTAATTATTTCATCTGCTTCAGTAATATTATAAGTCCCTACTAGCTCTACTGATGTAATATCATTTATAGTTTTTATTACAGCTAGGTTAAAATAGTTGTATTGTCCTGTTAGATCTAAATTAGATACTCTTACTTCTATAGATTTACCCACTGGGTAATTGAAGTTTACAGTGGTTATTAAAGGATCAGCAATAGGTGTAGGGTTAGTGACCGAGTAGTAAGAGGTTAAATCACTACCAGCTGCATCAGCATACTGAACAGCAAACTGATAGGTTCCAGCAACTAGACTTCCTACATTTGTTACGCTATTTATTTCTACAAATGGAATGTCAAAATTAGGCTGTATCTTAAGTTGATTACAGTCTAACTGATCAGTATATACAGGATCACATCCAGGATCGGAATTAGGATCAATAATGTAAGGAATATTATCTATGTCCAGATATCTTCTTGGATTTATTCCATCAGTCCAGTATATCTCCGTAGTACAGTTGGTTATCCTATGCACCACTTTATGAATAGGGTTGTCAATAGTAAATCTTAGACATGGAGCATTTACTAGTGTTTGATATTGACAATCATTGTTAAACATGAAGCCAATTTCACTATCACCAGTAGAAGGATTAGTTAGAAAGAATATGTTTTTCTTTTTCTCAGGAATAGTATGTTTTCCTATAAGTTCATACCCACTAGGAAAGGAGAGACATGGTTCATTACCAGGTTCGTTTTGATAGTTTACAGAACTAGAATCAAAGTTTTCTACAGTGGCATTTAAGGCATAAGTAAGACTACCTGTCTTTACTTGATTGATAGTGCTATCCATATTAAGACCAGTCTGAGCTTGATTATATTCAAGTCTTACCTGTCCTTTCTGAGCTTTATCATCCTTTTTAGCCGCAGCAGCTTTTTTGTTTTTTGCGTCTTCTATTTCTTTTCTAGTAGCCATATACTATTTGTTAACTCCAACCGTTACGTCTCCACAAACCATACCCATATCTATTTGAGTATCTGCCTGAAACTTGAGACTTTGCATCAGGTAATTCATACATGTTATTACGATTAAGATCAGTTACAACTCTTCTTTGTTTTTGATAAGTTGTCTCTTTTTTAAGTTCTGTTTCTGCCATAACCCAAGCTTCGTCTGCTAATTGTTTATAATAGACTAACTTTGTTTGTAATTGATTAAATGTTTCATCATTGGTTTGATTAGTTAGAGTTTCAAATACTTTAAATTTAATAAATGATTCTATGTATTCTCTTACACGATAGTTGTCTGGTACTAATTGATTACCTATTTTATCATAATCAGTAGAATAGAATACTAAATGAACTACCCCTCTTCTAAAGTTTGTAACAAATTTATTATCTCTTACATCAAAAGAATCGTAAGAGGAAGATCCAGGAGTAAATTCACGACCTGCTACAGCTAGTTGATTATATTGACTCCAAGAACTAGTATAGTCTACATTACAACTTTTACGTGCAGATATATTTCCTGGTTTAAGTAAGTAGGTTCTTCTGTACGCTCTAGGTATTTCACTGTTTGTTTTATATACAGCTTGTACAACTTCAGGCATACATGTTCCATCACAGTTAGGATGTTGACATTTAGGATTGTTACAAGGTGTACCACCTATAGTTAGAGGTGCCACTTGAATAGTAGTAGCATTTGCAGCTTGAGTGTAGAAAGAAGATGCTGCTGGATAAGGATTCCCTGGAATTACAGCACACATCCATGCTTCTCTCACTGCATGAAAGTTATCTGGTAATCTTGCCTCAAAGTCTTCTATAAATAAAACTTCTGTAGTAATTTTATAAGTTGTTCTGCCCATCTTTCTTAGACACTTGTCTAGATAGGTAGGGAATAATAAATCATCTACAGCACCAGTATCAAAATAACTTTTAAGCTCTTCTTTTACTGTAGCATATAGAGGCTCTGGGGATACAAAATCGTATTTATAGTAGTATGACATAACTTATTTTTTCCATTCATGATAGGTATGTTGGTATTTAGGATCTGCTTTTATATAATGAGAAAGATCTCTCGATGTTTTCCTAGATGGTTTAAAGTACCAAAGATCTGAGTTTCTAAATCTAGCAGTTTGTTTAAACCACATCCATCCAAAAAAATATCCTTCAGTATGATAATTAAAATTGTAAACAACCTTTCCTTTCTTTCTTGTCTTCTGCCAATCAATAGGAAGATTTATAAACTCTTTTCCATTAATACCTTTAGTTCTTCTTCTTTTCTTTTTATTAATTGAAAACTCTCCAAAACCTGTAGGGAGTTTTTCTTTTTCTCCTGTCTCTAAAATGTAGTGTTTAAATGACTCATTAAAACCATAAAGAATATTCCTCCACTCATCGAAAGTTAAGGATATTAAAGGGTGCTTCTTACAGAAGTCCTCGTAATTCTTTTTACTTGCACTTCGCCAGTCAACTGCTACTCGTGACATATATAATTTATTACTGAGTTGGTTGGGCATTTGGAGCTTGTCCATCTATGCCTTCATTACTCATATCGGTTTTAATTTGGAAATATGTAGCTAGAAGTTTTTGAGATACTAATCCAAGAGCTGAAGACTCTAGATAACCTGGTAGTGCATATTCTTTGTCTAAAGGGTTTTTACAATACTCTTCATCCGTATATTCTACACCTCCACAATCACAATCTGGGTACATGATTTCACTAGGTACATCTTCTTCAAAGAATGCCGCTAGTCTTATTGCTTTTAGTAAAGGATTATTTACATATAGATATCCATTAGATATCCAGAAGTAATAATCATTTTTTACTATAGGTAATTTAAGTAAGTTTAGATACCTATTTATTGTTATTTCTTTTAGTTTACTTCCTTTTCCTCCCATAGCATCTATAGAATATACACCTTGTATTACATACTGATAGTTACCTTCTGATATTCTAGGTAACTTATGTACAGTTCTAGACACATTACATTCATCTGCATACTCACAGCACTCTGAGATAGGAACTTCCTTCATCTCTAAACATGGAATAGTAGTGTATAAGGTATCACTAGCCCACAGTTTTCTCAAATTAGTTTCTCTTTTTATCAACATTTGAGATGTATTCTTTATTTCAGACGCAATAACTCGGTCTGTAATAAGAGCATCTGTTGATAAAATCTTATGCGTTCCACGAACGTCTGAAACTAATTTTCTTAATGTTGCCATAATTTTCTTTTGTCAAGCTCTCTCTGTATGACATTCTTTTTTCTTGTCATAGAGGGACTAATTAATAGTTTTTTAAGTTCAGCAGTAGAAGTACTTGCAACTGTGTAATGTTTCCATTCCCACTTCTGTAACATTCTACCTCTTGAATCTCTTAAATATTCTTTTGTGCTTGGTTTTAATTTTGGTGCCATTTTTATTTTTTATAATTACCGAATCCTTTTATTCCTCCCTCTTGATCAGCCTCTCTCATATAATTCTTTTTCATATTATAAGGACGCACCTTAGGAGCTTTTACACTTTTACCTGGTGTAGGTTTTCCATATTTTGTTGCCATAATTATATTCTTTCTTCAAATTCAGCTACCTTACCTACCTTCTTATCATAGACTAAAGCTAAAGCAGCTCGTACACTGTGTACAAAGTTATTATCCTTATGCCATCTATCTGCTCCAGATAAACTAGGCATCTGTTGTATTCTAACCCCTTTTATCTCTTTAGCCATGTAGTGATGTTTATCACCGGTATGTACTTCTCTATATGTAGCATCTCCAAACCATTTACTATAAGTTGGATGTGTTGCAAACAATAGAGGTAGAGCATCAATTTTACAGTTACCATGATGGAAACCAATAAATGTATTACCTACTACAGTAGCTTTTACCAGACCATCTTCTCTTACAAAAGTTATATTGTCATCAGCTTTAAAATATATATCCAAAGCATGAGCTAAGTAGTAACTCTTGGTTCTATCATGATTACCTTGTACAAGTATAACTTCTACATGCTCACAGTTTGCTTTTAACATTTTGATTGTATCAACTAAAATATTAAATCCTTGTTCATACTCTGATGCATAATCCATCATTATATCTTGAGGAGTACCATTAGTAGTAGACTTGTGATAGTTATCTGTATGAAAGAAGTCATTAGATATAGGAAAGACTACTTTATTTATATCATAAACTGATCTAACCTTTTCTGTTAGATTCTCTGCAACATCAAAGAATCTCATCACTCTTGTAGTTACATCATTATCTCCATCTACATGTCTTTTGGCTAAGTGATAATCCGAAATGGATAATTCAACATCTGCCCAAAGTTTTGACTCATCTTTATCTGGTGAAGGGATTGGAATGTAGTTTGATTTATAGTTCTTTAAGAACTTGCTGAAATCTTCAGCTGTATAATCTTTCGCACCTTTTCTTCTAGAAAAGACCGAAGATGTGAACTTCCCACTGGGAAGAACTTTAGACCAATAGTTTGTAATAACATATCTCTCTAGGTCTATCTTGTGTAATTTTGCTAACTCTATATCACTCTTTGGTTCAAAGTCTAGAGTTATTGTACTTTCTATTGTCCCTTGTTCATTGCTAACCTTTCTTACTGCTTCTTCAAATTGTTTACTGTTGGTTGCATTATCTAAGAACTTATCTCCCTCATCGTATTTCTTACCCTTTAGTTCTTTTATTAGTTCGTTTACTTCTTCAACAGTGATGCTTAATTTATCTGCATACCATTGTTTACTCCTTTTTCTTCTCAATAGCTCTTTAAGCTGATTAAGAAGACTCTGATTCTCAGACATATTTGTTGTATTTAATTAGTAAATATCCCAAAGATAGATAAATTATTTGAGTAAACATAAAAAAATTAACCACGAGTGTTATTCTTTATCATTAGTTTCGTTATAAATAAAAACTCCCAAGGGCATTATAGCCCCTAGGAGAAGTCCTCTAAAACCAACAAAAGAGAACTTTTTATATTTTATACAGGATCATTACAACAGTTTTGATGAAACCATGTAAATTCAAAATCAGCTCCTGAAACTCCACTAAAATTAAAGTCATCAACATTACAAGGAGTTTCTAATTGATTTCCTACTACACTGTAATTACTTATGTTAAGTGCCCCTATGTTACCGTTTCCATTGTTTTGAGTGTTTACCATCTTTATTTCATTTCTGTAAGATATAAGAGATGGATCAAAAAAGGACAGAGCCATGTTACTTAGAGGACAAACAAAGTTTGGTTGTGTTATAATTTGAGGAACACTACTAGCAACCATTACTGCTCCATCTTGAGATGCTGCACTTAAATCAACAGATCCTATTGTTACTCCATTTAATACTATATCAAAATTATCTTGGATACTTCCACCACTATTACATATAGAGATAACTATTGTTTGATTAGGACAAACTGGAGGTACATTTATATCAACATCTACATAGTTTTGGCACTCAGGATTGTCAGATATGATTCGGACTACTGTAGTTCCTACAGGAGCATTGTAAGAAACAAATCCTATAAGCAACTGAGCTGCTGTTATACCTGTTTCAAAAGCTTCTGTAAAACCATTTACTTGAGAAAATAAGTTAAAAGGTCCCGCATCACTTCCTATGTTACTAGCTTGTATAAGTATTGCCATGTTATGTTGTTATAGGAGTATCTACAAAATTACTACAGTCTGCATTGTTATTTTGTATTCGAATAATTGTACTTCCAGCAGGTACATTAGAAGTGCTATATCCAAGTAAACTTGTTAATACAGTGGTAGATATACCAGTTTCAAAAGCAACCGTATAACCATCTGCATCTGAATAAAGATCACAAGGTCCTGAGCATGCTCCTACTGATGTTAATTTTATATTTGTTAAAGCCATATCTAATTTATTTTAAGCGGTACAAGGAAATTTAGACAATATTACACCATTTGTATCTACTTCAATATTATAACTACTAGTTGTTGGACCTGCTATTGAAGGTTCATAGTGCCAATACTCATTTCCTCCGTTAAATGTAACAGTACCAAATGAATTATTATATAATATATCTCCTACCTCAGGTGCAGCTGATAATCCATTTTTCCATACAAAAGAACTTAAATCAAAGTCACAAGCTGCGGCAGGTCCAGCAACAGATGTAGATTGTATTGATCTCAGTGCTGGCCATAGACTACTTAGAGTAGTAGTAGTAGTGGTAGTTGATGGTGGAGGAACTTTAGTAGTTGTAGTTCCTGTTGTAACTGCACTTGCACCATTTAGACTACAATCACAAGTGGTAGTGGTGGTGGTAGTTGAAGAAGAACTACTTGTAGTAGTAGTTGTTGTAGGTGCTACAGTAGTACTTGTACTAGTTGTTGTAAGTTCTTTATATGTATCAGCAACAAAACTAAAGTCTACATCAACTCCTGCTCCAGTGTAATCAGGACTCATAGCAGTTACAAAAGTATTACTACACAAATTACATATATCTTGTGCTTGGTATAATACACCATCTTTTTGAATAGTATTAATAAAGTTGTACACTCCTGTTCTATCACTATCTATCGTAGCAGAAACTACATCTCCTGGTAAGATTTGTATAGTTCCACTTTGTGTAGAAGCATTACCTGTAATAGTTGCATCTACTACATTCACTCCATTAACATCTATTTTTAAGTTACTACTTTGTGGATCTGCTGCAAGTAGAGAACCTGGAGTGTTCGTTATCAGCTCCCAGTTAAGTTTATTTGGTGGTACTTCTGTTGTAGTAGTTGAAGTGGATGTTGAAGTACTTGTAGTGGTTGACGTACTAGAACTAGTTGTAGTAGTTGTAGTAGGACAGTTAGTAGGAATATCTACACAGTTAGTACATACACCAGTAGAGCACACTCTAACAGTAGATGTTCCTGCAGGAGCTACTACTATGTAACCAGCAGTTAAACTTGCAGCAGGTACTTGAGTATCAAAAGCTACTGTATAGTTATCTACATTTGAAAATAAATCAAATGGTCCTGCTTGTCCGTCTATCGTTAATGTTATTTCTATTAAAGCCATAATTATACTGGTGGTATTGTGGTTGTTGTACTTGTTGTATTAGTAGTACTAGTTGTTGTTGTTGTTGGTTGTTGCAATATAATATCAAAACTATTTTCACATAATGAATCTGATGCTACTTTTATTATAGTAGTAAAATCAGGAACTACAGTACTAGTGTATCCTGCTAATAAACTAGCTTTACTTATACTAGTTTCAAAAGCAGTAGTGAACCCATCCACATCTGAGAACAGATTGAAGGGTCCAGTGTTGTTTCCTGCAGTGGTTAGTTTTATAAATGCTTCCATATTATGGGCAACAAGTACTTAATGTATTATTTATATCAATTATGTTTTGTTTCATTAATGCAATCTCTTGTGTATTTGTAACTTGTTGATTCTTTAATGTACAAAGAAGTTCATCAATTTTAGATAAAGCAACGTTTAAATCATCGCAAGGTTGAACATTAGAACAAGGTAGTGTCGGTCCATTGTATGTAATAGATTTAGAAAAATGTACTCCAGTTTCACATGGATCACAGGTTACAGTGCTGGAACATCCGCAAGGAGTGTTCACAACTACATCAGTACAACAAGGATTAGTAGGTAAATATGCCATTGTTTTAGTATTAAGGTATGTAAATTATATAGTATGATGCATAACTAGGTTGGTAGTTATCGTGTGATAGTCCTCCACCCGTAGGATCAATGTCTACATCAGTAGCACAAGATAAACTAACACTGTCAGTTAATCCTACAGTAGCTGAAACTGATGTTCCTCTCAGAGCATATCCTAAGTTACCTCCTGTTGATTTTGCGTCCTGAACAAAGTTGTTAGTTGCAACAGGATCAGTCTCATCAAGATTTCCTAAAGATACACAGTGGTGTGTGTGAGCTGCAGGAGTTATTATTGAAGTAGCCACATTGTTATGATTATGTGAAGGGATCTGAGCAGTAGTTAAAGTAACTTGATTAGATCCATGAACTGTTCCAAAATCGTATGCAGGATTACCAGCAACCGCAGGATCAACTACATTAGATAAAGAACTTCCAACCATATCAGTTGAAGCAACTACAACTCTTCCTCTTAGATCTGGTGTTCCATTTTGTCCATTACATAGAAAAATTCTATCCCATACACCTATACCTGCACCATTTGCATCAAATGGAGTTAAAGGTCCAAAATATGGTTGAGCAGAATATGGAACCATCCTATTACTTATCAACTGTTGTTGCGGATTAGTATTGAAATAATTCTCTATGTATGTATTTATGTCAACAATTTGTACAT